CAACAAGATCAGATCAACGAGATCAACGACGAGAAGCGACGCGCGCTGTTATGGGCCAGACGCAATATCTTTTATAACCCTGAAACCGGAATTACTCAGGAAATCGCAGACAAAATCCTTAAAGGACCTGACGCAACAGCTACACCGATTAAATTACCCGAAGGAATGAAGGGCACCGACGCGATCTTCAGCATACCGCCACCAAGCACTGCGTTTGCACCGCTATTCGATAAGAAGGACTTGTATATGAGCGTGGATCGCATCGCGGCCACGAATGAAGTAGAGCGCGGTGGTGAATTTAAGACCAACACGACGAATAAGGCCATCGATTACTATAGCACGCAAGGCAACATGCGCATGGATATGCGTCTGGATGCGATTGAGGATGCACTTGGTGATGTTGGATGGAAGCTGGCGCAATTGTGCCTGAAGTTCATGGACCCGCAGACGGTGTTGGAGTTGACCGGCCTGGATGTTGCAGAGTTCTGGCGTCCGCTGGATAATCTACGCGATTACAGTGCGTTTAGCGTGCAGGTGGTAGGCGGTAGCACGCAGAAGTTGACCAGTCAGCAGAAGAAGCAGCAGGCTGTGCAAATCGGACAGGTTATGGCGCAGTATGTGCGTGCTGCTCCTGCCAGTGCACTGAAGGTCTCGTTGAAGATGATGAGCGAGGCATTCGATGAGTTCGTTATTACGAAAGAAGACTGGGATAGCATAGCTGCTGAAGTGCAGATGATGGCGCAATCACAGCAAGGTGGTGCACCCGGTCAACAAGGTAGTGCACCAGGGCAACCTCCTGTTGGCGGTGATGGATCAGCGTCCGCGTCACCACCCGGTGCACCGCAGGCAGGTGGTGGTATGCAGGTCGCTGCGCAGGTCGTGCAAGCGTTGCAACAGCTACCACCGCCTGTTCTACAAGCTATTGGTAATGCACTGCAACAGGGCATTCCACCGGCCGAGATATTTAGGCAAATGCTGCAAGCACAAGGCAGCACACAACAGGGGACAGCAGCATGAGCGGATCGACAGAAGACACAATCCTTAGCGGTATACCCGACATCCATGATGACGTGGAGACGGATAGTGGTAGTGCGCCTGATAGCGGTGGTAGTGATAGTGGTGCGCAGACAAGTGCACCTCCCACTGGTGCGCAGACGAGTGCTGCCCCGGATGGTGCACAACCACAACCGACAACGCCAGTTCGTCGCAGGCATGATGGTTTGGTTGAGGTTCCGAATGCTGAACAACCAAACACGCGCGATCTTGTTGATCCAATCAGTGGAAGGGTTGTAGCCAAAGGTGGTATTGAGCGCCGCGTGTATGAGGAAGGTCAACGTCATGCACGTGAGAACAACCAACTGAAGCAGCAGTTGCAGCAGGCAACGCAACGACTTGGTAGCGTTAATCAGGTAACGCAAGAAGCGCAACGACTGAATGTGTCGCCACAGGATCAGGTGGTTGCCATACAGATTATGAGTGAGTTCATGCGTGATCCAGTGAAGACACTGGAGTCGCTGGTCGCGGAAGTGAAGAGCAAGGGCTATCCGATACCGTTCCTGGAACAAGGTGTTAGTCCTGGCATCGACATGAATGCTATTCAGCGCATGATCGATAGCAAGATGCAGCCGTTGACTGAACAACGTGAACAGGCACGTGCGGAACAAGAAGCGAAGCAACGCGCACAGGTCGATCTCGATACCTTCCTCGGTGAGAATGATGAGGCACATCAGAACCTTGACGTTCTGTCCGAAATGCTTCAGGCTCAGCCTGGATTGTCCCTCTCCAGTGCCTATACCAAGATGATTAGGTGGGCACACGAGAACCAACTCGATTGGACACAACCGTTGAAGCAGCAAATAGCTGCACAACGGCAGCAGCCTACACCTCAGCAGACGCAGCAACCGGCACCAACACGTCCACTACCAGGTGGTCGTAGTGTGCAACAACCAACCGCACCCGTAGGTAACGGCGCGGTTACGCAGCATAACGAGAATGCATCCTGGTCTGATATCATCAGGCAGTCGATGCAAGAACATGGTGTCAACTTAAACTGATGAGGTAGGCTATGCCTGTTGGAACGATTATCCCCGCTGTCGCAGATGTTCTGCACAGCACACTGAGTAAGTCACGACGCAAGTTGGTAATGGCTTCGATCAAGTCGAATGCGTTGATGGCATGGGTGTTTGCTAACGACCGTGTGGAGTATGAGGATGGTGGTTACAATATTACCAATCCGCTCGTCGTCGGTCGCAACCCGAACATCACGTCGTATAGCTACTATACTCCCCTTCCCGTCAACCAAACGGATGAGTTCGATACAGTCGAATACGGCTATAGTCGTGTGGCGGGATCAGTCATCATCTCCGATCAGGAGCAGGACGAGAATAACGGAGCCGCCGCCATCTTCAAACTGATGAAGGAGAAGATGAATGTCCTGGAGGAGTCTATCAAGGATAAGTTTAGCCAATATCTGTATGCTGTTGGTGGCGGCACTGATCCTCTCGGCTTGGGAAGCCTTATTCCCACGAATCCAACTACCGGCACTCTGGGTGGTATTAATCGTGCTACTCAGCCTCAATGGCGCACTAGTGCTTACGTATTTGGTGGAGGTCTGGACAGCACGAATATTGAAGAAGTGTTCGACGACATTCTCATGGACCTTACACTGAAGGGTGATAAGCCGAGCATCATTCTCGCTGGTCGTAATATCTACCGCATGTATCGGCAAGCAGTGCGCGATAAGCTGACCATCCCGCTCAGTGAAGGTAAGGCTGGTAAGCGCATGTTCGACCTTGGGTTTGAAGGCGTGATGCATAACGGTGCACCCATCATGTATGATGAGGATTGCCCCGTGAACTATGCATACTTCATCAACGATAAGTATCTGCGTTTGCACATGCTGCGTGGTGTGAACATGAAGGTCAAGGAACTTATCGCTCCATGGAACGTGGATGCGGTAGGCAGTCGTGTGGTGTGGCAAGGTCAGTGGTGCCTGTGGCGTGCATTCCGCACACATGCCGTGTTGACCAACTAGGAGATATAAGATGGCTGATCCGAAACCAAATCCCGCACGTGATAAAGCGATTGCTGAAGCCAAGACACGGCAGAAGGAAGCTGTAGAAAATCAAGACAAAGCGTTGATGGAAGCTGAACCACAAGTTGAAGGCTATGACGTAACTGAGCCTGGGCAGACTGAGATTGTAGCTGGTAGCGTAGAGCATCAACAGGTGTTGAATGCTTATCCAAATGCAACAAGCTATGCCAGCGATGTGAATGTGATCATTCCGCCTGATCCAGAACCAGAAGTTCCGCCGCCAGAAGGTGGTGTTACACGTGCACCTGATAAGTTGCCTGAGTCAACACCGCGTCCAGGTGAACCACGTGAGAAACCAACCGATGCTAAGTCGGATGATAAGAAGGACAAGAAATAATGCCCCAATCCAACTTGGATTTTAAGCCTTCGTTCCAAGTCGAGAAGATCACTGGTAAGTTTTGGCGCATGGTTATGCATGTCGAGGAGGATGTGCGCAAGGTTGGACCGCTTGGTAATAAGGAAGTGATCACGCGCAAACTTGTTCCTAAGAAGGAAGAGTTTGAGGACGGTTATATGATCTACTTCCCACAAGGTCATAGCCTGTTCGTGGCTGCTGATGATGAAGCACAGCTTGCGCGTATCGGTGTGCTTGGTCAACCACGCTTGGTTGATATGAATAGTGGTGAAGAGGTGCCAGACAACATGGTGTTGACGCCAAAGGAGATCGTGGAACGTAAGCAGTTCAATCGTCCACGTGCTGGTGGCACTGGTGGACTAACGGAACTTCTGGAAGGAGGAATTGAGTAATGCCTAACCTGATGGCTAATGCTACTAATTTCCCGCGTCGCATCAACATGTATGTGCCTGCGATGCAGTATAGCGCGGATGTGAACTACAACGGTGAAACCAGGGTGAACTTCGGTGCACCGCTAGCTGCTGTGGCAACCTCTATTGCTAATGCGGTAAGCATTGCGACAGGCACATCGGCTGATCTCAGTGCTGGTGTTATTCCTGAAGCGTATGGTCGTACCATTACGATTGTAGCAGGTGCTGCGAATGCTACCGTGGCTACGGTAAATGGCTGGGATTATCTTGGTCAGCCGATTAGCGAAGCACTTACGCTGAACGGCACAACGCCTGTTGTTGGAAATAAGGCATTCAAATACTTTAGCAACGTGACGTATACTGCTGCCGCGACTACGATCAGCATCGGCACGGGCGCTAAACTTGGATTGCCATACAAGGCTGTTCGCGCAGTGTATGAGATTGCGAATGGTGCACTTGTTGCTGCTGGCACATTGCAGGCACCGAGCCTTGTTGATCCGGCAACTACGACCACAACTGATCCGCGTGGATTGTATACGCCAACCACTACGTTGAATGGTGTGAATATCATCAGTGCGGCATTCAACATGCTGAATGATGTGAACACCGCTAACCATGGTGGTTTGCACGGTATTCAACAAGCTGCTGCGTAAGGCCCCACTCGCGTAGCACTTGTTGGATGGCAGGCGGCGCATGGTTTGTTCCCCAACCGTCCATGCGTCGCCGCTCATCTAGGAGAATGTAATGCCCGCATTGGTTAGCGATATTGTGAATGCGTGCATTACCGAGTTGTCTCAGGTTCCTGGTATTGCAACTCAGATTTATAGTGCTGGTCGTATTCAGCAATTTATACAGAATGCATTGCTGCTTGAGATTGAGGAGATGTGGTGGCCCGACTACATGACGTATATCGGCCCGATACCACTTGATGGATCAACAGGTAGTTTGACGCTAGACCTCATAGGACCGCTTGGCCCAATTACTGAATGGCGTGATGTTGCTAATGTATTTCCAGCAAACAGCAACCGTAAGTTACGTGAATTAGGCACGAACATAAATCCTGCACTGCTCCAAGGTGGATCGGCCTTATATATTTATCCGTCATATGCTACGCCAAATAGACCATTTGGTGTGGCACCGGCAAATGCTACTGGTTCGGTATATGCATGGTGTAGGCAACGACCTAAGTTGCCGATCTCGTTGACCGATAAGGTATACATTGATCAACTGCTGCTGCTGTATGATGCAGCATGGATGTATGCGGTTGATGATGGAACGATACCTGCACAGGTGAACAAGTATCAGGTGCTTGCACAGAATCGCAGGCGGACGATTAAGGCCGCATTCGCACAACATCCGATAGAACTCGATCCGCGTTATCCAACTGAGGATGCGATGAATGGGATCGATAGTAGTTACTTCGTGTTGGATCAGGACCCATTGGCATGAGCACGACATTCTTCCGTGGTGAGAATCCGCTTAAAGCTGATAAGCTGAATACTGCGTTTGCTGAGCGTGTATCACGTGGTGGTGATACAATGCAAGGCATGTTGAAGTTGGCTGCTGATCCTGTTGCAGCATTCGATGCAGCTACTAAACAATACGTTGATAGATTTACATCCGTAGGTGTGCCGACGGGTGCGTATATCGGTGCTGCACCTCCAGGCAATACGCTAGGTCCGCTATGGTGGGATACGAATAGTGGACAGTTGTTTATCCAGTATAACGATGGCACGTCTACACAATGGGTGAGTGCTAATAGTATAGCAGATGATCCTGCACCTAAGTCGATCAATGTTATGAACTATGGTGCCAGAGGTGATGGTATTGCCAATGATACGGCTGCGTTCAATGCAGCGATAGGAGATGCTTATAACACAAAAGCTAATCTCGTTCTTATTCCTTCTGGCAAATACCTGCTTGATCCATTGATGGTATCTCCTGGTGTTGTTCTACAAGGCATGGTGCCTGGACCACTCGATCCTCCTATTGGTGGACCGTCATTCCTGACGCAACCAATCGGTGCGACGTTATTAGTCAACTCACATAGTGCGTCATTCATTCAGTTGAATACCAGTTGTGGATTGTTTGATGTCATCATCTACGATCCCAATCAGGTAGCGCCGACCGCGATGGCACCCAATGTGTTTCCAGCCATGATAAGGATGCAAGCGCCTAGCCGTATGAGAGGCGTGACACTGGTCAATGCCTATATTGGTGTAGAGGTTCGCAGTGGTCGTAGCATCATAGAGGATTGTTATATTGGTGCATACAAGACCTGTGTAGATACAGACGAGGCTGCGGATACAATTTACTTCCGCAATATTTGGTGTGGTGTGTTCTATGATACCGCCATGGGATTATTTCCATGGCAAAACATGGACAATTGGGTCATCAACAACAACACTGTTGCATTCAAGTTTGGGCGTGCTGATGCAGTGAGTATGGTGAATTGCGGTTGTTATATTAAATGGGCAGGAATGTTCTGTGCGGATGGTGCAGTTGATTCCTTACCAGCATATGGTTGGGTCGTTAATTTCGATGCGGACATGTGTGTCTATGGTGCTGTGATATATACAGCAAATGCTGCTAACGGCTGGCAATTATCGAATTTCACGGCATTACCTGTAATGGGTGGCCCTGCTCCAGCAGCTACACCGTTGTATATGCCCCCAGGAGGATCATCACCACCAATTGTGCATTGGTCCGGTGGATCAATTGGCTTAGGACTACCAAATTACTGGTCTGCATCGCAACAACCGATCGTGAATAGTGGTCAATTATCAGTGCGTGGCGTCAGTCAATTGCCAGATCGTATGTTGTCTGGCTTGGGTGTATTTGGTCATGCACCAGTTATGACAAAGCCTACTGTCAGTGGTGCTAAGAGCGGCAATGCTGCACTTGCTTCATTGCTTACAGCATTGAGCAATTACGGGTTTATAACAGACAGCACGACGTGAAACCCATCGAAGCGGAGTCATAACAATGCCATTGGATTTCCCAAATAGTCCAACGACTGGTGATTTATTCAATGGCGCTGGTGTAACATGGCGTTGGGATGGTGTGAAGTGGACTAGTGTGTTGAGTAGTAGTGGACCATTCTTACCACTGGCTGGCGGCAACATGTCCGGTATGCTTGGTATCACTGGCACGCGAACATGGACCAGTGGCGCGTTTCCGCAAACCAACCCCGCGATTTATCAGTCATTGACTTATACCGGCACGGCGACGGCGGGGCTTCCCGGTCCCGAAGGCACCAGTGTTCCGCTTAATGTTATGAGCGTCGCGGAAAGCATCAATGCCGGGGGAATGATGGTTAACGGTTTGCAGGTGCAAATCGGCACGATGGGCGGCGATGGCGCGCGGCATGGTCTTCTCGTCACGCATCAGGTGCTTGGGGACGTCGGGGCGTCCAATCCCAATTATGTTGGAGCCCAAATATTCCAGCAATTCAGCGCCAATGTCGCTGGCGCGGCGGCTGGTGCCGGGAATGGCAAGGGCGACACGTTCGGCCTTGGCATTCAGATGAATGCCGCCAACGGAACACATCTGCATGGAATGACCGGGCTGGAGATCGACATCGCGCCATTCACCGGCTCGACGGTGGATTACATAGTTGGTCTGCAAATCATCAACATGGGCAACACCAGCGTCATCGGTAACGTATTTGACGCCATGATGTTGCTGGCCACGGGCAATCCATCGATCGATAAGCGGTCGAACTTTGGTTTCTATTTCGGTAGTCCGCAAGCCGCTGATGGCCTGGGGTTTCCTCTCACCGCGACCGGAACGATGATCGGTAGCCGCACAGGCACGGCTGGCTATGGCATCGACTTCTCGGCGGTGACGTTCAACAATGCGTTCATTAAGGGACCGAACAGTTTTCAGATCGCCGGTAGTCCTGGGTTCAACACGATAAGCAGCGGTTCCGCACAACTGGTGTTCACTGGCAGCGCGACACCAGTGGCGTCGTTCGTAGCCAACAATGCCGCGCCTTACGGTGCCGCCGTTACCTGGGATGCTACCGCTATTACAGGTGGACAGAAGTGGACGCTGAGTGCGACCGCCGGGGCCGCTGGCGAAGGTCAGGGATTGTTCGCGCTTATCAACGGTAGTGGATTTACGCCTATCACAGTGGATCGTTTCGGTGTAACACGGTTCCCAATGCAGGACGTTATAGTTTCGACAGGCACGGCGATGGCGACCAGCAGCACGCATGGTTTTCTCGCGATCCCGACGATGGCGGGGACGCCAACCGGAACACCGGATGTGCGTAGCAATGCATTCGCCCATTTGGTCTGGGACAGCACCGCCAAGAAGCTATGGATTTATGACAATGTGACTTCGACCTGGAAGGGCGCGGTGCATACATAATGTATCTCAAGAAGACATCCGCTAATCTAAATCCACGTGGTGAACAACCACAATCCAACTTGCAGATTAGCACGGTGCGTTCATTCGAGGGTGGTCTGAACGTCACCGATACTGATCTCAACATGGCACCTAAGTATGCAAAGGTGTTGGATAACATTGAGCGTGCCATTGATGGATCACAGAGTGTGCGTCCAGGCACACAGCTTATCATTACGCTCCCAGACACGAGTGATATCGTCAATTGCTTCTACTTCAATGACTACGTGATCAGTGTGCAGTTTAGCGGTGCCATTGTCAGGTCGAAAGGCGATGGCACGTTTACGCCATTGCAGAAAGCAGGTGCAAACTTGTGGCCTGCTGGTAGTATTGAAGTGAACTTCACCATATTCAATAGTGATCTGATCATCGTCAATGGTCGTGACAAACCAATAATCATTAGCGGTGATCCAACCAATCCACGCTATATGGAAGTCGAGTTCCTGGTTGACCTTGCCACGGTATCGAACGTGAATACGCCTGTAGGCAAGTATGTGATTGCACACGCGCAATACACTATAATCGCAGGTGTTCCAAGTGAACCAAGTTCCATCTACATCTCGGCTAAGGGCACGAGTGGCACACACTTTGGCGATGCCGCTCCGAACGATGCTGTTGTCGTTGATCTTGGTCCTCGTGTATCTCTTGGCTCAGCGATTATCACTGGTATGGTCGCATATCGCGATAAGCTAATGGTCACGTTCGAGCGTGGTGTGTTGCCTGTCAACTTGGGCATATATACTGGCTCGCCTGCTGTGCACACACCGACAGATGATGGCTTCATTGAGGAATTTGGTTGCCTAACGCATCGCTCATTGGTGAGTGTAGGTGATGACACGTTCTATGCAGATAACGTCGGTGTGAACTCGATCTCACGGATCAACCAGTTCAACACTCTGCGTCCTATACGCGCAAGCCATCTTATCGAACCGCTAACCACTGAACTCATCCAGCCGCTAAGCCGTGCGGACATTAGCAAGTATGTGTTTGCAGTCTACGATCTACGCAATTTCCGCTATATGCTATTCGTGCCACGATTTGAGGGTGGCGTCGTGGTGGAGACGGTATGCTTCAGCTACATGAACATACCAAGCCTGAAGGTGCAGGCGTGGGCACGCTTGCGTGGATGGAAATGGCAGGCTGCATGTCGCACATCGTTGCAGAATGTTATATTCGCAGGTGGGCACAAGTTGTATGCATATGACTTCGCTAATCCTGAGACAGCGTTGGATTTCCTAAACGATCCCGCAATTGCTGGTGGCAAGGGTGTGCCGATCACATTCGATTGGGAATTGCCATGGGCTGATTTCAAACATCGCATGGATATTAAGGTATCGCGTTATATCGCAACCGATACACAAGGCACAGGGCAGTTCACGGTTGAGGCATACGTCGATAACATAGTCAACTACCATGGTGCACGTGCACCGATGCTATCCATGAAGTTCACTGCTGGTGACACAGCCGGATATGGCAATGTGCCGTATGGTGATTCGCCATATGGTGGTGGTAGGCAAACATCAGATGAACGATTGTTCGCATGGACTACGAAGTTCAAGCTGCTCAAGCTGCGGTTCTTCGGCACTACTCGTCATAGGCTGAAATTCATCAGCGTATCAATCGCATACATACATGGTGGTATACGCAGATGACAACACTCACGCACAACTTGCGTATGTATGTCCCCGACTTTGACCAAATCCCATGGGATACAGAGGTTAACACCAACTGGCAAATATTAGATGCCACCGTTGGTATGTTCACGGCCATACCCAACCTGGTTGGTGTATGGAAGAACTCGACCGCGTATACGTTTGGTCAATCAGTGATTGACTCGGTGGATAGCAGCATATGGGAATGCCTGCAATCACACACGAGCAGTGCATCACCTATACTGTTCTCGAATGAACGTGTTTCGTTCCCAGCACGTTGGACACAGACAACACAGAGTGCACAGTCGTATGCGGCACAGGCTGCTGCCAGTGCAACTACTGCTGCACAAGCGGCTGCTGATGCTCAGGCTGCTGCTGCTGGTGCTGCTAATAAGTTGCCACTTGCTGGTGGCACAATGACTGGATTCATTACGCTGAATGCTGATCCAACTGCTGTGTTGCATCCTGCTACGAAGCAGTATGTTGATGCACGTGTTGGTGCTACAGGCTTCTTGCCTACGACTGGTGGCACGTTAACAGGCCCGCTAGTTGTATCACATGGCATTACATACAACAATATGACTGCGCTAGAACGTCGTGGCATGGCGTTTGGCTGGAATGGTTCCGCAGTTACCGCGATGGTAGATGGTGTCGGTGTATCACCGCTTGCATCGCAGACATTCCTCAGTGGGAATTATATACCAATCAGTGGTGGAACCATCACTGGTAACTTGACCGTGAATGGTAATGTAACAACACCATCGCAATTCTATCTAAGCAATAGCGGTGGATACTTTGCCAGCAATACCACGCACACAATCCTGCAATGGGATGGTGGTGGATGGAACCTACGCTACACACGTGCAACTGGTGCACTTGAGTATCTCAATGGTGCAGGCACACAATTATTCTCGATAAACCCATCTGGTGCTGGTTTCTTTGCAGCAGGTATGGCTACAAATGGTTCTGTTGTTGCACAAACAGGCAACGTGTATGCACGTGGCGGTGCGGTATTCTTTGGAGCAAGTGATCGTGCACGGTTGTATAGTGACAACTCAACAATAAGTGAGGTGCAGTTCCTAGACAGCTATAGGTTCCGTCTGGCTTGGGGAACAGGAATACTGAACTATCAGAATGCTAGTAATACTACACTCCTAGCACTTGACCCTGGTGGTAATCTTGCAATCATCGGTAATCTTACCGCAGGAGGAACACTACTTGGTAGTGGAGGCTCCGGTCGTATCTGCCAGATGTCATCTAATTGGTATTGGGACTGGACTACTGGTAGCGGAATAATGACTTGGTTTACTCCTGGTGGTCCGTTCTGGGTCATGGATAAAACAACGAATATATGTTATAACAACGTCGGTCCTGTCGCTGGACATGGTGGATACTCTGATATATCAGATGAACGATCCAAGAAGGACATTGTGCCACTCGCATACGGCTTAGAAGTGATCAAGCAGATCAATCCTATTCGGTTCACACGTGTTGCAAACAACAAACACGATGTTGGCTTCTCCGCACAGGACGTGCAGCGTGTTCTGCCTGAAGCAGTTACCGAATTAGGCATTGTGTTGCATGATGGCAGTGGCGGATATGACAGTGATGAGCCATCACTCGGTGTTAGCACTGATCCTATCATTGCTGCACTGGTCAATGGTATGAAGGAAATCGCATCGCGTCTCGATGCATTGGAGAACAAATGAAACAGCAACCGGTTCAACCAAACACACCGCTGAGCGTAACCATGAGTGCTGCTGAATGGCAGAATGTGATAAGCATTCTCAACAAGGCACCATACGATCAGGTCGTCGGTGCGATACAAGCCATTGTGACACAATGCATGGTTGCAGTTGATGCAGATCGTCCCGCTAACTGAAGAGAATGTTGGCTATGCGGTTGGTCTGGCACATGAGTTACACGGTCTAGGATATTATGGCGCACATGGCCCAGCATTCAACTGGGGACATTGCAAAGCCATGATGCTCTACACGATATCGCAGAAGGACTATTACTTTCGCTTAGCGATAGTGGATGAACAATATGTTGGTGCGGTATGTGGCAAGGTGGTTCCGTTCTACTTCAGTCCCGACCTGATGGGGATCGAGGATGCATGGTATGTGCGTGAAGGCACACACAGCAGAGCCGCTATCGGTATGCGATTGATGAAGGGCTTTGTGGATTGGTGTATCGATACGCACAAGACTGTGTTGGTGCAGAGCGGTGACGTGGCTGGTATCAACACCATTGGGGTGGATGCGTTGTATAGGCATATGGGCTTCACACGGTTTGGGTCCATATACAAGTATGTGAGGACATAGGATGTTCACTCCCGGTGGTCAGCTTGACCGGCTTAGCTTTGCTGGTATGCGTGGTGGAGGCAAAGGTGGAGGTGGTGGTGCGCCTAACTACACACCGCCATCACCCATTGTGCTGACTGATCCAGTAACGGGTAGAGCGTATACGCAAGCAGTTGATGCATATGGTCAGCCACAAGGTGTGTCTGCGCAGGACCAGTTGAACGCTGGTATTGCAGAGCGTGAGGCAACAGCAAAGACAGCAAGTGAAGCTGCTGCGAAGAAGAAAACAGACGATGAAGCTGCTGCACTCGGCAAGTTCAACACGAGTAAGCAGACAGCGTATAACAATGCATTAGCTGACACGATGCAGCAATTCACTGCTAAGGGCATCGATCCGACTCCATACCTGGAGACACAGATCAAGCCTATGCTCAACCGCAAGATGAGCACGATCAAGGACCTTGATCCAAATCCTGCTGCTGCATTCGGTAGTGATCTCGGTGCATCGATTATCAATGACCTCACAGGAACCAAACGCACAAGTGCAAGCGATCAACTGAATACCATATTCAATCCCACGTATTCGCAGACCGCTATCCCTGATACGCTAACAGGAGGCTATGCGGATACACTGTTGAATGAACAATTCAATCCGCTCGGTGAGCAGTTGAAGAATGCACAAAAGCGTGGAACACTTACGGATGTAGGCTACAATGCTGCGCTTGGTAAGCTGGGTGAGAAGCGCAGTGCGGCGACATCCACCATTGGTGATCTGGGCAAGACCATTATCGGTAAGGACCGCAGCGAAATCGATGACTATATCGGCAACGCGCGTAAGGATGCGAATGCACTATCGTTGTCCTCCATGTTCGATCCGAACACGTATCGCTCAGGCGCACAGAACTTGGTGAATACCGACGTGTCGAACTTCGGTGGTGCATTGCGCAGTGCGGTTGGTGGAACACAATTCGCTAACCTCGGTGAATTGATCAATGCTGGTGGAGCAGTGCAGGGTGCGACTAATCCGAATGCGGCTAATCCACTTGGTGTCGCACCACTGACGGCTGCTGCACTCGCTGATCAAGACCCGCTCAAGAAGCGTGGCTTAGGTAGCACAGGTGCGTTTTGAGTATACAAGTTGAACCACTCAAGAAGTGTTCACACTTGCTGAATGCAATCGTGGTTGAATACTACGAGAAAACGATAGCACATGAGTTCATGCCACCACTGAGCATGGACTGGGACCAGATGGCTAAGCTGGAGGCACAAGATAAGTTCGTGGTAGTGACGTTTCGGAATCACGATAAGCTGCATGGCTTCGTCACATACTTCATCAATCCACATCCGTTCCATAAGACCACGATATTCGCATCATGTGGCACACTCGCGGTGAAGCTGGAGCATCGTGGTAAAGGTATAGCACACAAGCTGCTGAAAGCTGCTGAGCCGCTACTCAAGATGTATGATGTGAAGATGATCATCCATGGATATCGCACGCTCTACAATGTAGAACCGATATTCCCCAAACACGGTTACACGTTGACCGAGATGCAATACATGAAGGCTATATAACATGGTCGCAACAGCCGCTGCTATTGCCACAATCCTTGGAACTGCTGTTTCCGCAGGCAGCACTATTGCTGGCACGATGGGCCGTCGTGATACGCAGGCACAGGCAGGCAACCAGTATGCCGCTAATCAGCTACAGGATGCACGCAACAACGATATGTATCAGCGTGCGTTATCCACGCTCATCAACCAGCGTTCTGTAGCTGGTAGCACGGATGAGTATGGATCAACCATGCGCTACGATCCAGCCACAAATCAGTGGGTCAGTAGCCTGGGTGCTCAGCCTAAAGCTGTGCAGGATGCAAGCGATCTTGCTAACATATCACGCAACACAACCGATCTGCGACAAGCACAGGATGCGAATGCTGAAGCCGTCAAGCGTGCTAATCTGGCACGACCAGGAGCGGATACCGCTATACGCGATCTGCAAACGCAACGCGATATGCCAGCATCGGCATTGGTTGGTTTGTTGCAACAACGTGCGACTGATGCGGCACGATCAACATTCGATCCACTGAACGCTGACTTCCTACGACAGTCACAGCGCACAGGCACATCAGCAGGTAGTGGGTTAGCTGCGTTAGGCAAACAGGAATACGACTCGCTACGTGATAGTCTGGTGGATAGCCAAATCAAAGGGCTGACTGGTGTTGATGCTATCAACCAGGGGCGTAGGACATCACTAGAAGGTAGTGCAACCAACAACGTGATGCTGGCTACACCACAGTTCCAGTATCCACAGATACAACAATCCGGGAACAGGGATGCACTATCCAACCTCGTTGCGGCACGTGCACAGCAGGGTGGTATTGCTCCTGCATACGGTGCTGGTGGTGTGAACACGGGAAGCAAGGGTGTGCAGGATGCATATGGTGCATTGCAGAAGAGCCTGTATACACCATCCAATCCAGTTGCATCCGCAGGTAAAGAGATCGGCTCGTTGTTGAATAATAAAAACACACTCGATAGTATCGATAAACTCTTCGGTAGCGGTGGAGGCACTACGAAACCAACACCAACTGCGGAAGTAGATTGGTTTGGTAACGTGGTTAAGTAAGGACAAAGATAATGGCTGCATCATCCACACAATATGGATCATATCAACCCAATGCGGTTGATCCGTATCCGATTGAGAGTGTGCTTGCACCACTAGCGGTTGGTAACAATCCTGCTAATGCAGCAAACATGCTTGATGAATACCAGATGCAGCGGATGACTGACGCTGGTAATTATCAGTATGCAGCTAATCAGCAGCATGATTTTGCTAAGCAGCAACTTGCTCAGCAGTTGCAGGAGCAATACCTGAAATCTGCATTGGATGCTGTGCAACATCGTGGTGGTGTGTCTGCATACAACCAGATTGTTGGACCAGAGCACGCACTCAGTGCTGATCTCACAAGTGGTGTCGAAGGCGGTCTTACTGGTTTACAGAACGCTAAGATACTTGAGCAATCTGGATCAGGTGCAAAGAGTGCAGCAGAAGCAGGACGTGATATAACTGATGAGCAAGCAGCACGTGCATCGAATGGCTTGCTTGGTCCATATGGCACACCGCTATCGACACGCAACATTCTGATTAAGGAAGCGAACGCAAACGCACGACATGCTGGTGGTGGAGGTGCAGGTGATTTCAAACTCAATGCACAGCTACCTGCTGATCCAAATTCAGGCTTGATCCTGTCTGGTTCAATACCAAAAGGCTGGACAATTCCACAATACGAAGCTGCACTTAAGGCAAAAGGTTATCAAGGAAATCTCGGTCGCCCTGGTGCATTATCAACTGGTGATGGAACAACACCAACACCAGCAGGACCAGGAGCATCATCGAGTGTTGCACCACGCAGCACACCACTGACACCAGCACCACAACCACGTGCTGCATCTACACCAGCACCACAGAACGGTGCTAATATTCGTGCAGCAGCAGAGAAGTATGTAGAGAATAATCTGCGTATATCAAATCCTGCTGCGTATAAGGACGCTGTAGCAGGTAAGGTCGGTGGTAAACTCAACGTGCAGCAGGGACCAGACGGCAGACCCTATATACAGGGCAAGGAAGGTAGGCATTGAACCCATACTTTGGCCTTGGACTAGAAGAATACTCAGGCAATCCTGTTGATGATCAACAGCGACTTGCTACTGCTAAGCATATGCTTCCTGGTCTAGCGGCTGTAGGTAATGCAGCGACATCCATGCCGATAACACTGCTTGCACCTGATCCTCGACTTACTGAATTAACAGGTGGCCCAGCCGCACTTAACTACGTGCCAGGAGCAGGCGCAGTTGAGACAGGTGCAGGTGCACTTGCTGGTGTCATAGATGCAGCAGGTGTTGTGCGCAACTACTTCACTGGTCGTAATGACGACTGGAAACTTCCAGGCATGGAAACCCTACGCAAGCTGGGTGAACATGGTGCGCAGACACAGAAGGAAATACAACACGGCATCGAGTATGGCACAGGTGGATTACTAAAGGTTCCAGGCGATGACGCAGAAGGCCAGTTTGCTGACTCACTTGGTTCCATGCTGGGTATGGGATTGTCACCACATTCACTTGCAGCAGCAGTGCGTTTGGCAGTGCCACTTACTGCGGTGAATGAAGGCGGTGCATCACTTGATGAATACAATCAGCTAAAGGCAGAAGCTAAAGCTGCCGGCATACCGATACCACAATCGAATGTGGTTGATCCAGCCACGCAGTTGCAGCTTGATGCACAATCACGCAATGAGCCAACGCCTGCACCACCACCGACACAGGTAGCTGAGGCAACACCAACGGTTGCATCCGACACACGTCCTCCTGTTACGCCATCATTCGCTGATGTGTATGCAGCAGAACAGAAACAACAACAACCAACATCGTTTGCAGACACACTCGCACCCAAACAACAGCCGGGCAGCTTTGCTGATTTCCTTGGTAGTGAACAACCAACGGAAGTGCCTATGCAACAAGGCCAGGGCGTCGGCACCATGGGTGTTGGTGGTGCACTTGCTGCGATACTAGGCACAGGCATTGCAATACGTGCTGGTCGCGGTTTGCGTGAACGCAATGCTGGTATTACAGAAGCACAACGTGCAGCACGCATAAACGATCCAGCATATGCAGCACGTGTAACCGATTACCAGAATGCGCAAATTGCTAAGGGCCAAGGTGCCATATCACAGGGTGGTGAGCAAGCAATACCTGCACCAATACCCATGGCAAATGCAGCACGCACCGGCCTGAACCGTGCAAACAACGCAGTGCTTGATAAGACCGCACGTGATCAGGAGATCATACGCAATGTCGCTACGCCTACGAATGCACAGGCATTAGCACACCAATATGGTTTGCTGCATGATGATGGATACAATCGCACACGGTTCGATGCGTTCCTGGATACAGGATACCATCCCGATACGGGAATACAGGTGCCGTCACCTGATAGGCAGTATCGTGCTATAGCAAAGCTGGATGATGCACGGCAGACTACGTTGATGGAAGGTCTCGGTGCAGCGAATGAACAGAACAATCGCACGAACAACCGTGCATCGTTCCGACAAAGCAATCCAGGTGCTACACCGACGATAGAAGATATAAGGCATGACTTCAAGCATGTAGATGACGCAGGCTTGCAGACTAAAGTCGATGCCATGATGAATGATATGGAACTCAGGCGTTTAGCTGAGAACCATTGGGCCATTGAGAAAGGAATGCGCGAGATCGGCCATGGTATGGGCGTGTTGCCTACAGAGGAATTGCACAGGCTGAACTCAGCACATCCACATCACATATCTGAGACGGATGCTACAGGCAAAGTCATGGCACCGCTCAGTCAGCGGGATCGCACACTGTTCGCTGGCGTAGAACAGATGAACAGCAAACCATGGGATGCACAATCGCAGGCCATCGAAGGCATACACCATGAGTTTGAACAACGTAGGTTCAACAAGCAGCTATATGACAACATCATGGAGGCACAGACACGCTATCCACAGATGGCTAAGCTGATTGAGCCTACAACGGCACCACCTGACAAGCCGGTATACTATAGCGGTGGTAGTCCACGTGAGTCGAAGATGGCTATCCATACCGATAGTGGAACAAAGTGGATCAAGTTCAATAATGCAGACGTTGCAAACATGTTCACAGGTGATAGCCTGAAGCGGCAACACATTGTGGCTGAGGCAACGACCATACCACGCAGGATATACCAGAACTTCACCACCGGCATTGGCTCATTGGCATCCGGTAGCTTCGCTGCTGCACGCAATCTTGGCTATACCATACCAGCGATGAGCATCAACACACCGAAGGGCATGAACGCAGGCGTTATTCACAAAGCAGTGCGCACTGCGACAGGTGGACGCTGGGACAGTGGTGTTGCACGTGGCCTGGACATGTTCACCAATCCAGCAACAGCAGCATATGCATATGGTCGTGGTGTAGCAGATCGACGTGTGCATAATTTGGCAAACATGCTCGACCGCAATGCATCGAATCCAGTCAACAGCATGTTGCGCTCAGCACGTGGTGATCTTGCAGTTGATAACATGCAGAAGGCACTCGATAAGTTCTATCGTGATTCGGTAACGTATGAGATACAGGCTAAAGCTGGTGTCGGTGGTGGAGGTTATGGTCCGAAGTCGGAACTGCGTCCGCTTGGCCTAGAAGCAAGCAAGCGTGCCAGCATTGCAGCAGCACAACATGTGCCTCAGCTATTCCATAGCGGCGGTGCATGGATGGGAGTCAAGCCTGCTGCTATTCGGCTGCATACCGCAGTGGTTGATGCACTATCACATATCAGTGACGCAGGACATGATGCATTCTATCGACTGAACCGTGATACGCTAAATGCGGACAACAAATTCACCGATCCACGACTGTCATATGAGACACGTGCACTGACTGGTAATCCATCCACATCAGGTGAAAGCAAAATCCTGAAGGCGGTAACGGATCGACTACCATTCACGAACATTGCATTGCAAGGTGGTGCACGTGCATTGCGTAGTGTCGGTGAACGACCACTGAACTCAGCAATGGCAATGGCAACTGGATTGGGCTCACTCAAGCTGATCAGTTTGCTATCCGCAATGCAAAGCCCTGAGACATTCAAGAATTACCAGGATGAACTCAGCACACAGGAGCACTCAGGCAACATCATAATCTATCTGCCTAACGGTAAGCCATGGATGATACCACTTGCACAGGAATTTCAGATTCCCGCAACGCTTATCGAGAGTCTGGTTGCGAATGCAGTTAATGTCGTAGCAATGAACCATGATCCACTCACGTTCCAGAGTGTGCATAAGATGCTACTCGATTTCCTCGGTGGTCATGTAAGCACATCGATGGTAAACCAGTTGAAGTATGGTGCAGGTAGTCAGGTGTCACCATTCCTGAATGCACCACTGATAGGACAGTTCGATCCCTATAAGATGATGCAAGGGGACAGTATGTGGGAATCGTTCCGTGGCACATTCGCTAGCGGACCAGCAGCTAACACACTCACGTTGCCTAACCAAACACCTGACACATTATTAGAAGGTGTCGATGGTAAGGACTGGACCAAGGTCATGGGCGCGGTGTTTGGATTAGCAGGCACAGCCATGATGGAGCATGTCAATGCAATCGGTCCATACCTGCATCAGTTCGGTAACTGGTCAGATACGATAGGCCAGGTAGGACATGATTGGGTGCAGCGTGCTGGTGATCGCAATCGTATCCTATCACCACTGATGGATCACCAAATGCGCATGTCACTCATGCCTCCTATCGTGGAGCAGACAGAGCGTGATCTGCGATGGATGAAAGGTATTAAGGGATCGCGCACAGAGCCGATAGCTGAGGGCACAACAGGCCGCAATCGCAGTTCACTGCCTGTGTATCCACAAGGTGGCGAGAAGATACCAACTGATCCACATATGTCATACCTATGGCGCACAGTTGAGGCAGCTAACAAGAGAATAGCACCGCAGCAAGCAGACATCAGTGCACTGCGCAAACAGATGGCATCTATAGGTGCACGTGGTATGGGTGTAGAACAACGCCGTAACCTGATGAATACAAAGACACGTGAACTAGCAGACAAGTATCGCTATATCCAGGACATTATCCAAGATACGAACCACGAGATGAGCCAGACGTTGAACAGGAACATACGTGTCGGTATGAAAATCGACTGGCAAAAAGGGCCTGAGCAATTCACAGAATGATCAAGTGAACCTATTCAATACTTGCTCAGCTACACCATTTTGCAACAGTCTGTCGGTGCCACGGAAGTATTCAGCCGGTCGTCCGCGCATACCTTCATGCGACAGGAACCGTTGCAATGCATGGCACTCATGCATCACCTCAGTGAGTATCTGAAACTCACTCACGTGTAGCCAGTATCTACACTTGCGTGTCAGCACATGCTTAGGCACAGGGTCCATGCCTGCTTCGATAAGCGCGGTGCGTATCACGTCGTATGCTGCTGCATACTTGGTGCGCATAACACCATGCTCGAACATGGCACCGCTAGCCATCTTCACACTAGCGATCAACTTGATTGCAAACGCAATGTGATGCGGATGGATTAACCAACTACCATCGTTGATGCACAGCAGTGCGGCTATGCGCAACACATGTGCGTCCTCACGTGCCTCGAACGACTGCTTGTATGGATCAGCACTGCGTTCGCGTTCTTCATACCACGTGCGGAATTTGCTCAGTGCTGTGTCTACAATACGAATACTATGATGTTCGCGACTACGAACAAGAATATCGTGTAAGCCGTCCAGAAGCAACGCGCGCTCATTGCCATTCTCCTGTTCATCAGGCCATGGTATGCTCTGCTTTGGATCGTTGTTCACCACGAACATGCAGCGTGATGAGAAGCCCCCCTCGATCACACGCGGGTTGACAGTCTTCAGCAACCATATCGGTGTGCTGGCACTGAGCATAGATACCCACACGTTGCGCTGCTCAGATAAGCCACGCGATATGGTGCCACCTTGTCTATGATCAGGACAATCATACAAATCCGTGAGTGTAGGCGGCATACCAGCGGTGTATGTTTCACTGCCCATGAACACAGCCAACTCAGGCACACCAATGATCACCTTGCCTGCACCATGTTCCTTAGAACGCTCATGGATTATGAGATCAAGGTGTTCAGGTGTCACACGCGAGTCAACAAAGCCAATGGCATTGTCGCCATCATACAGGTCACGCACCAAGCTGAGCGCGGTGTTGACACTCGTGGTCTTGCGTGGCTTACCGCTATCACCTACGAGTATGAGATACATGTTCAAGTAAACAGGTGCACGTGGACGCGCTACAACCGTGTTGCGCCCACATGCACATGCGATTGACCACAGTGCACACCAGAAGTCGTATGCATGAGCAGTCTCCTGCGTTGCCATATAGCGTAGGTATTGTGCTATATAGCTGTCCGCAGGAACGTCATCGTAGTATGGGTTCAACTACTTGACTTTCTTGATCCCACTCCAGCGGTGCACACCATCTTGGTCTGCAACCGACACGCCCAACTCAGCAGGCACGATCAACATCGTGGGATCATTGATACCACGCAACCTGTTCTGCACGCTATTGATATAAATCGGCTGCTCGGCGTGCTTGCGCATTATGCTGCGCACGGCGTCACCGTCCTCGTGCTTATTCAATGCAATGTTTGCATCATGCACGTTGATCAGAATGCGTGCAGTCGGAGGCCACTCGGGATCGCTATGACATCGGTAGATCACTGACGATGTGTGATCACCATTGATCGACTGAGGCTCGAAGGCGACGATGCTTTCTAAAGCAGCGTCATCCCATCGCTCCATCAACAGCCATCGTCGTCCGAGGCATGTTGTAATAGCACGGTCCCTGCGCACGAGTTCAACCAGGTCATCCCACCACAGTTGGATTTGTGGGGTTGCCATGTGGTATAGCCGATACGCTTGTTCA